TGGTATATTCTTGTCGTATGGCGACGACTTGTTCTTCTGTTAATTTTGATTTGGAGTTGAGTTCGCCACGAAGAACTCCTTGCCTATCACGACCTTTTCTGTGCATATCGGCCATGTTATCGGCTTGAGTACCTAAGAAAAGGTGGTTGGGGTTCGTGCAAATTGGATTGTCGCACCTGTGCAGTACGAACAATCCTCTTGGGATTGGCCCATTATGGATTTGCCAGGAGACTCTATGGGCCAGTTGACTTCTTTTGCTGTATGTTAGTTGTCCATAGCCACCTTTATGAATGGCGGCTTTCCAACTCCAGCACTCATCTGGGTTTCCTTTAAGGCAATGTGTCCAAAAACAGTCTGCAATTGTGGAGTATTTACGGCGAGTGGTATCATGAGGATACATAAGAAATCAACCTTTCTTGTGTCAATCCTGGGACGCTCACAACGTTGCCAGGAATCTTTATGGCAGATGCTACATAGGTAGTGTAAGTGAGAAAGGATGGGCTGTCAATACGAACATGAGTCCAGAGGCAATTGCTGCCAGGGTCAAATACTTCGAGGAAAAGAAGAAGAAGGGCAAGAAGACCCCCACTGGCATCACCAACAACGACATAGAGATAGCTCTTCGCCGCTTTGATGGTAACATGAGCCATGTGGCAGACTTCTTGGGAATGCACCAGTCCAGCATTAATATCAGGGTTCTCAACAGTCCCCATCTGCAAAAAATCAGGCAGGAGATTATTGACGAGTTTCTTGATACAACCGAGTCCGAGTTGAAGAGACTGGTCAAGAGCGGTAACCCTTCCGCTATCATCTTCGTCCTGAAGACCCTTGGCAAGAACAGAGGCTACACAGAGAAAAGCACTGTGGAGCATGAGCTAGGACCCTACGCTGCCAAGAACGCAGCCTCCCTAATCGAAGCGATGAGACGAGGGGCAGAGGCACAGCCTCCCCCCAAGCTCCTAACCATGGAAGATGAAGATGAGTACTTGGAAATCGAGGTCCATGCAAGCAGGGAAGTTTAGAGCCTGGGACCCTGTGCAAATTGATAAGTATCGGGCAGAGGAGCTAGGCAAGTGCTTTGCATCCCCGGTCTACTTCATCAACGAGTTCTGTAAAATCTATGACTCCGTCTCCAAGGACTGGATTCCTTTCAAGCTGTGGAAGAAGCAGGAGCGGCTCGTTCAAATCATAGACCAACAGCAACTCACGGTGATTCTCAAGGCAAGGCAGCTTGGCATCTCATGGATATCCCTCTCCTACGCCCTTTGGCAAGCACTCTTTCGCCCCATCGCTTCCGTCTCTATCTTTTCCAGAAGGGAGCCGGAAGCGATTTACATGCTGGGAAACGAAAGACTGCGGGGCATGTTCATGCAGCTACCTGAGTGGATGCGGGTGGGGCACATGACCACAGTGGACAACGGCAAGGAGTGGGCCTTATCAAACGGCTCAGTCATTCGTGCCTTCCCCACCTCAGCAGGGGATGGCTACGTCTCCACCTTGGCTATCGTGGATGAAGCAGACCTGACACCAGACCTCAACAAGCTGCTGCGCTCTGTGAAACCCACCATCGACAATGGCGGTAAGATGATTCTGCTCAGTAGGGTGGACAAGTCCACACCAGAGTCTGAGTTTAAGAACATCTACAGGGGTGCCAAAGCGGGAGAGAACGGCTGGATGCCCATATTCCTGCCTTGGAGTACACACCCTGAGAGGGACCAGGAGTGGTATGAGAGGCAGAAGAGGGACATTCAGAGTCGCACAAGCAGTCTGGATGACCTCTACGAGCAGTATCCAGCAACGGACACGGAGGCACTATCAGCCAGAACCCTGGACAAAAGAATCCCTCCCATCTGGATAGAGACCTGTTTTGAGGAGCTAAAACCCCTCAGAACCAGTCAGGGACCCGCTCTACCAAACTTCACTATTTACAAACTACCCCAACCTGGTGTACGCTATGTGCTAGGAGCAGACCCTGCTGAAGGGAATCCTACTTCTGATGACAGCAGCCTGACCGTGGTAGAGTTTTTAACGGGGGAAGAGGTAGCCACTCTATCTGGCAAGTACGAACCTGCTATTTTCGCATCTTACATCACACAAGTTAGTGGGTACTACAACCTCTGTCCTACGATGGTAGAGCGAAACAATCACGGTCATGCTGTCATCCAGTGGCTTGAAGAACACGGCAGAAGGGTGCGTCTCCTCCCCGGTCATGATGCAGACGCCCACAAGACGGGCAAGGCGCAAAGGGCCAAGAGGAAGAGAAAGAAAGCTGGGTGGCTATCCAGCACTTTGGGCAAGGCGATTCTCTACACGGTAACGGCTGAGTTCTTTAGGCAGAAGTCTGATGAGGGTGTCAAGGTGCTGCACAATTTCGCCACCTTTAACCAACTGGTGAGCATCGAAGGCGCAAGCCTTCGTGCCCCAGAGGGTCTCAACGATGACAGAGCAGACTCCTTCGCTTTGGCACAGGCAGGACGGGCACAGATGATATCTTCTGGAGCGGGGGGAGTGATTTTGATGGAATCGACTAAGGGTTGGGGCTGGTAATGAACCTATTTGAGTGGCTGTCGGCTGTCTTTAACCCCCCTGCTCCCACTCGTGTGGCTGTGGGCAAGGTTGCCTTTACGGAACCCACCTCTCTCCCCGCTGGTCGAACCTCATTCGATACAGAGAACACCTTCCTCAACAAAAGCTGGATAGTGCAACCTCCCCAGGACTATGAATCACACTGGAGGATGCTCAACCTAGACGTTCACCAACTCGACAAGCACAGTCCCAAAGAGCTACTGGACATGCTCTTGGACCTCAGCCCTGAGATAGCCAAAGCAGTGTGGGACTTTCAACGCCTATGCAACCCAGGCTGGGAGTACAAAGCCTACAATCTTGGTTCAGAGGATGCAGAGAATGCTCAAGCCAAAGCGCACCTGGACGAGTTCTTCGATAGACTCCGCAATCAATACGGTTCTGTCGATATACTACTTGGGCGGTTTTTCATTGGTGCTTATCTTAGGGGTGCCTTCTGTGGGGAACTGGTTCTTGATGATAGTGCTGTGGAATCTATTGACATTGTGGCACCCGACCCTTACTCTGTTCGTTTCCGCAAGCGGATAGACCCGGTCAGGAAAGAGGTTTGGGAACCAGGGCAGTGGCAGGGTGGCGACTTCATCTCCTTGGACATTCCCACCTTCAAGTACCTGCCAGTGGACCCTGCCCCAGCCAACCCCTACGGTCGCCCCCTTGCAGCACCCGCACTCTTCACCTCCATCTTCATCCTTGGACTCCTGCACGATGTGAAGCGGGTTGTTATGCAGCAGGGCTACAAGCGCATGGATATCGTTTTGGACCTTGAAGCAGCCCAGGACTCTTTCGCCTACGAACCACAGGGGCATGCCAACTTCCACTCCTACATGACTGCTGCCATTGGGCAGATTAAAGACGCCTACGCAAGACTCCAGCCTGATGACGCTTTCGTGCATACGAGTGCTTTTACACTGAACCCTCCTACTGGTACACTTGACTCCGACAGCATTGGAGCTATTGGCTCCATACTGGACCGATTAGAGAAGATGGTTACCAGGGCACTCAAATCCACCAGCCTTCTTCTCGAATCTGGAAATAGTCCTTCTGAGACGGACAGTAATAGGCGTTGGGAGATTCATGCGGCTGGTGTGAAGTCACTACAACACCATTGCGAAAACATGCTGGAGTCGCTCTTACAGGTCTCTTTGAGAGCCAAGGGGATTCAGGCTAGGGTTACGTTTCGCTTTGCAGAGCTACGTGCTTCTGAAATGTTACGTGACGAACAGACTCGCCAGTTGAAGATTCAAAACGCTGTTGCGGAACGTGATGCAGGATTCATTTCCCAGGATGAGGCCAGCAACAATGCTGTCAACCATGACGCCTTTGGACCTGCACCATCAGCCCAGCCCATGGAAGACAATGCTCAGGACTCCCAGGATGGGGAGGAAGCCCTAGATAGGAACAGGGATGACGATGCAAAAAGAATCATCTACACAAACGGACTCACTGGAACAGTTGTTGGAAGACATATTTGAGATGTGGGCGAGGCGACCTGACGTGTTGGACCTGGAATGGCAGGAACGCTTCAACAAACTTGTTGTGAAAAAGGAAAGGGCTAAAGCCCTTAAAGTGCTGCGAGACCCAAGGAGACAAGAACCGATATGAGTCTAACTACACTGTACCCTGCTTCTGGGGCTTTCGCAGTCACCCCCCATGATACGAACCCTCTCACTAAGGTGACTCGTGCGCTCTTTATTGGAGGGGCTGGTAATCTGAAAGTGACAATGCATAATGGTGATGTAGTGACTTTTGTAGGGGTTTCAGCAGGGAGTGTTCTAACTATTCGAGCCAAAATCGTCTGGTTTGCAGGAACTACAGCAACCAACATAGTGGGCCTCTATTAATGAATCTGGGCATAAACCTGTCGATTAACGTAAGGGCTATAGGGGGTGGACCTCTTTGGTGGATGGCGGCAGGAGTCGCTCCCACTGCATTCTACATGCCTTGGCGTGCCCCAAGCCTATCCGACAGTTATGTGAACCTGGTTAACCCTGGTGTCAATAACGCCAGTCCTGGTGTCGCTCCCACTTGGCACTCACGCAGGGGCTGGATTTTCAATGGCACAACTCAGTACCTGGATACGGGAATCGTTCCTGCTGCTGGTTGGACCATGCTCCTTCTCTTTCGCAGCAACCAACAGGTTGCAGTCATAGCGGGTTCCCGTAACTCAACCACAGTACAGATACGTATCATCAATGACCCTGCAACAGGTGTTGTTTATGCCAATGGTGGTTTGCTGACTGTAGCCCCGTACTTGGTGGACGGTTGTTTAGCGGTGGCAGGGCAGCAGGGTTATCGTAACGGTGTGGCTGATGGTGGAGCCATTTCAGCATGGAGTGGTACAGCAACCAACAGCATTTGGATAGGTGGCTACTCTGTAGCGGGTGCGCTTACTTCCCCCTTCAAGGGTGATGTTCTAGCCGTTATGCTTTGGAATCAGACGCTCTCTGCTGGGCAGGTTACCCAGGTCTATAACGCACTCATGGGCCAAACCTTCTTTGATGGCTTGAAAGTCGCCTCTGGTGCAACACTTTGGTCTACCAGTGGAGCGCATGACTGGCTAGGCAGACCCGTTCTCATCAACAATGACGGAACCTGGGTCTCAGCCTATCGCTCTGCTACAAAGCACGCCTATGACGGTACCACTGCTCGCATCCATCTTCGCTTCAGTGCAGATGAGGGTGTGACTTGGAGTGCAGAGGATACCCTAGTGGGTGGTGGAGCCATTACGGGTGCACCCTTTGCAGGGCATGGGCCAACTAGCTCTGCTCATGGTGTGGACTTGATGCGTGCGCCTAATGGCGACCTGTTGCTCCATGTTGGTGAAGTGAATAGTTTAGATGGGGCTGTGGGTGTTTACCAGTGGAGGAGTGTGAATGATGGTGGAGCCTGGGTGGATGAGGGTCCCATCATGGGCGATTTGGAACTCTTTAATGGGCAGGACTACAAAATTGTAGGTTCCGATATCTACCTGGCTACTTGGCGGGACCCTGGCAGTAACAGCGTTCCCCTGCAAACAACTCTTCATAAGTCGTCAGATAACGGTCTAACCTGGGAAAAGGTCAGTGATGTATCGAGCCTTGCTGAACAGACGAACGAGTCTGCTATTGCCCACATTGGGGGTACACGCCTACTCTGCATGATGCGTGACGATAATGCGGTCAATACCTACATTCGCTACAGTGAGGACATGGGGCTAACGTGGGGTCCACTCATCACTGTAACGGATATCTTCAGCATCTTTCAACGTCCCCGCTTCAGATACGTGGGCAATCGTCTATACGTGTGTGGGCGCACCTTCAGGGTCTCAGGCTCTCATCGCACAACCGTTTGGTACAGTGACGACCATGGCAGCACCTGGTATGGACCCTACTATATTGGACCCGTTGTATCTGATGCTGCCTACTGTGACTTGCTGCCTCGTGCCAATGGGGACCTGGTTGTCCAAACCTATGAGGGTACGACAACTGCAGCCGCTGTTGTTCAATACGTAGTGGAGGTTGATAGATGAACAGATATGTTACACTTCTTGCAGTTCTTTTAGCATTCCTTGCAGCCGCCTTCTCTGTTGCGGGAATCATGTCTGAGTCACTCCTGCTCTTCTTGGCAGTCTCAGTCATTCTGGTGGGTGTCGGCTCACTAACAGGTACATAGCTATTTCTTTCTCATGTTTTCCTTTTGTTCCATTCTTGTGGCCCAGCGAACATTACCTGGCTCATAGTTTCCATCATTGTCAATTCTGTCTAGTGAATAGCCACTAACACCAAAGTTGGGTAAGGAAGAAACGTGTTTGTAGAATTCTTGAAAAGAGTGAATCCACTCTTCGCAAACCCTAATACCTCTCCCCCCATAGTTTTTATAGCCAGGTTGCCTGGAATCCTTGCAACGTTGAATCATGGCGTAGTATCTCTTGTAGATGGGGGCTTGCCACATGCCATGCACCTTATTGGCTTTTGCAGCCTCCCTCTGCAAACACCCGCAGGATTGGGTGTAGCCAGTGCGCAAACTATCGACTCGAACACTTGTCGTGTTCCCGCAGTCACACTGGCAAATCCAGTAGGTGAGACCCTTTTGAGGCTTGTCGAGTTGTGTTACAACGAGTCTTCCGAAACGTTGACCTACACGGTCTATGAGGGTTGGGCGAGGTTGTGTGATATGCTTGGGGCACATAGGAACTTCCTTTCCTGTGTCTAATCCCAGGAGTGATTCCAGTCACTGCCTGGGTACTTTGAAATGAGGTAATTTTAACATGGACAGAAACGAATCCCCAAAACTCTCCCACCCTGCAAGAATGGGGTTTTTGACGGAAGAGCGTCAATCAGAGTTGAAGAAACTTGTTCAAGAAAGAAGTAATTTGAGCGAAGACTTTCTTGATACGCACCCTCCCTACCTTTGGAGGGCAGAGATTAGCAACAACCTCTTAGATTCTCACTTCACTAGAATGAGTGAAAAAACACTGAGAAACTATGCAGAGGATGCTGGTCGTGGGGTAGCGTTCTTGCGCTCACATAACTGGCACGAGTTGCCAGTTGGCTATTCTCTGAGTGGAGATTTCATTGAGGAGGATGGTAGGAAAAGGGTGGTGGCTGATTTTTATACCATCGCTGGTCTTCAAGATACTGATGACCTCATTGCACGCATGAAGACTGGTTTGGTAAGAGATGTTAGTGTAGGGTTTCATGGTGGGGAGATGAGTTGTGATATTTGCCATGAGGACTTTTGGCAATGTAGGCATTTTCCTGGCCTGAAGTACGAGTTGAAAGAAGGTGGAGTCACACGCAATGTGATTGCTACCTACACGATAGATGATGCCAGATTAAGCGAGACTTCTGGTGTTTTTGACGGTTCCACCCCAGAAGCAATGATTATCAAGGCTCAACGACATGCCTCCATGGGCTTGTTAGAAGAGAAGCAGGTTGACCTACTGGAAAGAACCTATCGAACAAGGCTACCCGCAAGGAAGAGTTTCAGTGTTAAGGAGGAAGTGAAAATGGAAGACAAGGTTTTGGAGCAAATTCGCACTACCTTGGCAGGTCCTCTTAGTGAAGAGTACACTAGGGGCTTAACTGAGGAACAAATTCCCAAGGCGATTGAGGCTGTGGTCGCTTGGGCTAAAACGCTGGAACCCCAGGCAGCAGAGGGTCGCCAGTACCGCAAGGACGAGATTGCACGAGCCATCGCAGAGGGTGTCCGGGCACACGGCAATGAGTTTGAGGTGGAAGACTACACCGCTCTTCTCAACTTAGCCCCACTCGCCACCATCCAGCGCATGGCAAGGGACTGGCAGAAGGTGGCTAACGCCGCACTCTCAGCAGGTCGCAGCAGTGTGGAAACGGACCAAACCCCAGTCAAGAAAATGGTTGAGGATTTCACCCCGGATGAGGCATACGCATGAAAAAGATACTCTTCGTAGTCTTCCTCCTCCTTGGCCTACTCATCGCCCCCTTGGGGCAGATGGTTCAGGCTCAGGGTGGGGTGACCGGGTTCAGTAACGTCCGTGTTACAAACTTCTATCGGGCACAACCACGACCTGCTCTGACAGTAGCCAATGGCAGCGTGGTGGATGCAACAGGTACCTACCAGCCTTTAACGGCAGCGGGTGCAGTAGGAGCAGGTCTAGTGGTTGAACCTGCTGGGTCTGTTCTAATCCTGGTCAATGTGGGTGCGCAAACCATCACCTTCACAGAGACAGCTACCTTGATTAGTGCAGGGAATATCGTTTTGGGCGCAACTGACAGTGCTGTGCTAGTGAGTAATGGCACTGCCTGGACACAGATTTCAGCAAGTAATAACTAGGAGGAACTATGGCAGACCCACGGGAAGTTGCCAACAGAGTTGGCATCGGCTATTTTGCAGAAACCTGGGTGCATGACAACACAGTTGTCTACAATCCCCTGCTTGAAGGGGGGAGCGCACAGGTTGGTCTCGCAATGACGGTTGAGAGTTCAAGCGTTGCAAGCCTTGTTGGTGATGGTGAAAACGTTTTGGGCAAGCTCATCAAGGTGGAACCAGGTGGAATCTGCGTGATTCAAACTGGCGGTATCATGACCCTCCCTGGTGGGGCAGGTGCCACATTAACTGCGGGTCTGAAGATTGTGGGCGACTTGGGTGCTGCTAGTGCTGAGGGCTATATCCAGGCTGTCGCTACCCAAGACACAGTGAGTCGTGGGATTATTGAAGACTCTTCAGTCGCTACTGCTGTTCAGGTCCGTATGGAATCGGCACACTAAGGGAGGATGAGGAACGATGGCAGAAAAACTAACCCCGACTGAAATTCACAGTCGATTGAGCAAGCCAGATGGGGCAATTGAGGTGCATCGCCAAGCAATTGAGGCTGGTGTCCCTCTCTCCGTCTTCTTGGAAACACTGGACCCTTCAGAGAAGGGCAGCAGAACTGACGCTTTCCAACGTCAACTGCGACAGGCAGGGATTCGCACTCGCTCCAATCCAGAGGCAGGTTACTGGTCCAGCGAGGCTTCTATGTTCTTTGACACCACAGCAGGACGGGCACTCTACCCTGAGTTCTTTGCTCGTGAGTGGCGCAAGGTGTCATTCGCTTCCCCCAAGGAGAGAGCCATTCTCCTCTCCAGCGACTCTGTTCTTGGCACGTTTGAGCGACCCTATAACGATGTGGGTGGACCCCGTTGGAACAACCAGTTCGAGCCAGCCATCCCCCTGAGTGAAGTGGTCGCCATGACCAGCCCCATTCGTGGAGAGGACTACCGTTCCCTCTACATGACCTATGATGCCAACCAGCTTCGCCTCTTCCGTGTTGGCGAGTCTGCTGAAATCCCCATGGCTAACCTGGAGTCCAGTGAGCGTTCGATTCGTCTGCGCAAGTATGGGCGAGGTCTCCGAGCCACCTACGAGCAGATGCGTCGTGTGCGTGTGGACAAGCTGGCGTGGTGGATTCGCTGGATGGCAGTACAATCAGAGGTGGACAAGCTGGAAGCAGCCCTCACCGTTTTGGTCTCTGGTGACGGCAACGCTGGAACTGCTGCTACCGAGTACAACCTCCTCACCTTGGACCCCTTAGCGATTGCTGGTGAACTGAGCATGGTTGGCTGGCTCAAGTTCCGCATGCTCTTCGCTCCCCCCTATGTCATGACCACCTCCCTCAGCCAGATTGATGAGGCTGTGCAGATGGTCCTGCTCAACATGGGAACCGCCAACATCCCCCTCCAGGGTCAGAACCTTGGTGGAATTGGCAACAGCCTGACTCCAATTAACAGCACCGCAGACGGTGTTCGTTACGGCTGGTTGGAAGGGGCACCCAACAACAAGTACGTTGGCTTCGACCGACGTGCCGCCTTGGAGCAGGTTGTGGAAATCGGTAGTGAGATTACCGAAACGGAACGCTTCATTACCAACCAAACCCAGGTTATCGTGATGACGGAGAACAACGCCTTCGCCATCCTAGACCCTGCTGCCACAAAGGTTTTAGACATCTCTGAATAGGAGGAGACTATGGCTGACGATAAACTGCCCTTGGTAACCGTTCGTGGTGCCGGGGATGACCACAAGGTAGTTCTTTGGGAGAAGCACGAAGCGCACCCTGAAGGGGAGGCTTTCGTGGTAAATGAGGACAAGGGGGTTGAGGTTGCCACCACTGCTGAGGTAAAGCGTCTGCTTGCAGACGGTACCCTTATCAAGGGTGGAGCAGCCAAGGAGGAGACGCCCCCTGAGACCGTGGCTGTTGCACCCAAAGCCTTTGTGAAGGGGCGGGAGTAACTCATGGCTATTGGCAATACTACAGAGTACAATCGTCTTAGGCGAGATGTTGGGGCAAGTGAAGATGTAATGACCGACCCCATGGCAGAGGAATACTTTGTCGAGGCAACGGAGATTTACCCCAACAACGCAGCCAAGATGAAGGCTTACACTCGTGTCATTGCCATCAAGGGGATTCGGGCAAGTGCTGCCATGCTTGGCAAGTACGCCCAGAACCAAAGCCAGGAGGACCTCACCAAGGTCTTTGACAATCTCTCTGTCATGCTAAAGGAAGAGGAAGAGAAGGTTGCCTCCGTCTCTGATGCTGTTACGGAGACTGGGTCAGCCTTCTTCTTTGGACTAGCTCCAGGGAGGCGTGGTGTTTGAAAGCTGGTTGTCCCAAGGGGGCGGTATTGCTAGAACCCAGACGGGTCTTCGTGCCTCTGTGCAGAGGTCCCGCATACTGGACAAGGAGAGTGAAATCTCCTTGTTACGCAATGGCACCTACCTGCCACCCCAGTCTGTGCGAATAGAAATGGATGACTCCGACTCCACTTCAATGGGCGAGATAAGTGGTGGCTTCACGAGGGGCGCAGTTGTCTTTGGCATCCATGGTCACCCGGAACTGGACGACACGGATATCGAGGAGTGGGACACCTTCATCTTCGACAACATGGAGTTCACTGTGAACAGCGTCAACAGGCATCTCATCGGCCAGGTTCAGGCCAACTGTACAGCATCGGGGAGTTGACGTGACTAGGGAAGAACAGGTTGCAGAGCTACTGCTTGCTGACACAACCCTTTTGGGGATTCTCCCCGGTGGTATCTACACCTACCAAGAGGTGGGTGTGGAGGGGATTCGCAGAGGGGATGGCTCCCCTACAGCGCAAGCCTTTGACTCTGAGGGAAGACTCCTCCCCTGTGCTTGGGTGATACAGAGGGGTCTGGTGCCTGATGAACAGTTTTGGGACCTGGAAGAGAAGATGGTCTCCACACAGCAGATTGTGCAGATTTTCTTCTACGAGTTCCGGGGCCATGCTGCGATTGAAGCAGCCAAACAGAGGAGCTATGTGGTGCTGCAAGGCGAGACGATTGCTCAAGCCTACCCTCTGCAATGGGACTTTGAGACGGGTTTCTTTCCTGATGTGGGACCTGTTGCCAACTCAACCACCCTTCGCCAAGACTGGCGAATCAATTCGATTAGGAAACCCTGATGCACATTCAGTGGCTGGGACACTACGGTGAAGTCTACAGTTATGGCAGGATGAGTGTGCGCTTTGTTCAGACCCTGCAGAAGTTAGGGGTCTCTGTTACTGCCATTACCAGGGACGATATCAACAAGCCCCTTTGGATGCAGAAGCAGATGGGGATTGACTGGAACGACTTGACCATCACCTGTCTCCCCGCCTTTGACCTGATGCCCATACCAGGGAGGAGTGTCCTCTACAGCATGATGGAGACCTCTCTCTTGGAACAGAAGTACGCTGATATCATCAACTCCCTTGGCTACGAGAAGGTGATTGTCCCCTGCGAGAACGTGAAAGAGGGCTACATGCAGGGGGGAGTGACCGTTCCCATTAGCGTGGTGGCTGCTGGCACAGACCCTGATGAGTTCCCTGTCTTGAAGAAGCACTGGGAAGGCAAGAGTCACCCCTACACCTTTTTGGTCTTTGGAGACAGGGGCTTTCGCAAAGGATTCAACGAGGTCTGGGAAGCGTTCTATCAAGCCTTTGGTGGAAAGACTACCGGGAACCAGGACGTGCGTCTCATCGTGAAGACGATTCCAAGAGGGACTGAAGCTATCTTAACTGACAACATGAGCGAGGCTAATGGGGCCGATAAGCGAATTGTCTACCAAACAGAGATAGCGAAGGACATGCCCTCTGTCTATGCTCAGGCTGATTGTGTACTGCTACCCTCCCGCTATGAGGGGTGGGGCATGCCTCACAGGGAGGCGGCTTGTATGGGCATTCCTGTAGTGACCCAGAAGTACAGCGGCATGGATGATGGTTTCACTGAGCAGTGGGCACTGGTCGTTCCTGGCAGCGTTCAGGAAGCGTCAGGACCCAGCTATGGCAACCACTCCATGGTCGATATTCCTGCTCTTGCGCAAGTGATGAAGTGGGCGTATTATAGCCCTGAGACTGCATTCGCTTTTGGACAGAAAGCGGCTCGATGGATTCGAGAGAATCAGACTTGGGAGCATGCGGTGGAGGGGATTCTAGCGGAGGTTCTATGGCAAAAAAGAGCAAGATTGAACACAACATACCCAATGGTGAATTCTTTCTCGAAGACCTTAGAATTGAGCGAACAGCCTTTGAGGTGATGGCGATAGCTGGCACTGCTGAGAAAATGGCTGCTAAGATAGAAACCTGGATGAAGGACAATGCCCCTTGGCAAGATGGACCTGCCATGTGGATGCCCAGCCAAAAGGGTGGCTACTACTACAAGCAAGCTGGCAATGCTAGAAAGCGTCTCTACGCTATCGCCTTTCTCAACTCTGGTCCTGATAGGTACATCAATAAGATGACGATTGATGATGCTGTTAGGGCTAACGAGAAGGCTTTGAAGGACCTGAACAAGCAGAGAAGGAAGGCTGAGAAGAAGCCCCTGAAGAGACTGCCTGTGAACATGAGGATGAAGGTTCCTACTTTGGCTGAGTTGTATGGTCAGCCTACTGTGAATATCCGATTCGGCCATGGGGACCCTGAGTACGTTCCTTACGGAGTCTATCTGGAACTGGCGAATGGGGGACAATATGCTATCGTTGCTCCAGCCAGGGACTACTGGGTGCCAAGGATTAGGGCAGGTATACAACTGGCTATCAACAAGGGAGTTCCTGGGGTGGAGTTTGGGATAGACCCCAGAAAGAAGGGTGAACTCTTCAAGCCCCAGAAGAAGAGTTCTCGTGGGCCAAGACGAACTATAAGGAGAGGGAGACCTTTCACTCCCCTTCCTGCACCAGAAGGGGGAAAGGGTCAGAAGAGGTATGCTCCCTGAACTTTGGTTCCTGAAGATAAAGGGTGGGTGGATTAGCCCCCACGCAGTTCTGTGGGTGGAGACGAGTAGGCAGAACGAGTTGATGTACGTGATAGGGTTGGATGGCAAAGACAAGCCAATCTACCTAAACGAAACGGATTCAGAGACACTCAGGTACTTCTTGGAAGAGCATACCTGGGAACCGCAAGAGGAAGAAGAAGAGGAGAATTCGTAATGGCGTTTGAACAAGGACAACCAACGTTTGGTATCAGTGATGCGAAAGTGGCTGCATGGCCCGCATGGACTGGCCCGATTGACATTATGGGCATCCAGATGGCATCCACCACTATGCAAGTGATTAGTGCCATTGCTAACGGTGATGACACTGTCGTAGCCGCTGCTGCCCGTCTTACCGGGGCACAGTTGCAGATGCGCTTCGTGGGCATGAACCTGCCAGCCCTGACGGTTTTGGCTGGAATTACACCAGGGGTTAGTGGCAGCACTAGCAACTGGATGTTTAGGGGTGGGGAGCGCATGCCCTACTTTGGGGTGATTGTGAAGGCTCTCTCTGAGGAGGTTGGTGACACTTGGGTCTTCTTGCCTAAGTGCAAAATCATGAGCGACTTCACTCTCTTCCAAGGGGAGTACGGTGCCTTCTCAACACCTGAGTTAACCGTTCAAGCAGTGTCAGATACGCTTTACGGTATCGCCAACTTCATTACCCACCCATCGAACGTTCCAATCACAGCCATGCCACCCGCTGGCATCAGTTCCATTCCTTAAAGGAGACTAGAAGATGGCAAAGCCAACTGTCAAGACTGCTGAACGTCTGCGTGATATGCGTACCAAAGGGGTGGAGCAGACGATGCCCGGTACGGGTCGTGTGGTGCGCTTGAAGAGCGTGGACCCCACTGTGGTGCTGCGTGAGGGCAAGATGCCCGACACCCTCACCCCGCTCTTGGTAAGCGCAATCTACCAGGAACCCACCACTGGTCACCTCAACCAGTATCTCCAAGCAGACAGGGGCACGGTTGAAGCTGCACTCGCAATGGCAGACTCAATCGACTTTATTGTGAAGAAGGCTCTGGCAGACGACACTAAGGTGGAAGACCTCACCATGGCAGAAAAGAGATGGATATTTCAGTTGGTCTTGGGACCTGCTGAAATCCTCACCAACTTTCGTCTTGAACAAGACCCTGATGTGGAGGCTGTGGCAGAAGGCGAAAACGTATAGTCAACTACCCAGCACAGTTCTTGGGGAGACTGACGGGTTCGCAGCATGGATGCTTGATAACGCTGTGACGTGGTTTGGCATTACAATCGAAAATGCGTTAGAAGAGCGTGTCAAGGTAGGGGCAGAATATCAGCCTAAGTACTCCTTGGCACGCTTACTTTCGCCAGGGTTTAAGATACCTCCTCCTCCAAGAGAGACACCAGAGGAGGTGAAGTTGGCAGAGAATCCTTGGGCACCCTTCCTCACTTGGGCAGGGAAGCCTGGGTCAGGCGTACACCGTTGGGTCTACGTGCCTCCACCCGTAGAGAAGGAACAGTAGCATGTCCGATATGGGCAACCCCACAACAACAGTAACAGTTGACTTCAACGCTGACCCAGCCATCAAAGCCCTTGGCAAATTCAGCAAGGACTGGCAGGAACAGAACAAGAAGATTGACGAGTCTCTCAGTAAGAGTGAGAAGAATCTCAATGCGGTTCGTGATGCCATTGAGAAGTTGGGGCTTGCTCGTGACACCTTTGAACAGATTAAAGCTGGCACTGCTGCTACTAACGAACAGTGGAGGCAAATGTCTAGTGCCATCAAGAAGGTGGCAGATGACCAGAAGCAGTTAACCAAGACCACGAACGAAGAGTCCAATAAAAGGGCGCAAACCCTCAAGAAGGAAGCAGAAACTACTGCCCAGGCAACAACCGTTGCTGCCACTAAGAAGAAAGACTCTGTCACTCTCCAAAAGCCAAGGGTGGTGACAGAGGAGATTCTCAAGCGGCAGGAGGGTCAGAAGGAACTTAAACTAGCTGAGGAGAACATTTCAAAGAGGCTCATCTTGGAGAGGGAAGCCTCTGTCGCAAGGAACGAGTTGCGACGAAGGGAGACTGCTGAGTTCAAGTCGCAACTAAGGGAACAGCAGCGTCTTACCTCTGCCTATAATGCCGTTGTCCAACGCTCCCTTCGTGGACAGGCTCAACTCCAACAGCAAGTAACTGCCGCCATTGGTGGCACCATTGCTGCCCAGAAAAGGGCACAGATGGTAGCAGGGGGTATGACCCCCCACCAAGCACTGCAACAGCAGTTGATTGGTGGTGGTATCGGTGCCCCCACAGCCAACTACTTGGTAGCAGGGGGGAGACGACCTCCCCCAGGATTCTTACCCCCTGGAGGTGGTGGTGGTGGTTTCAACAACATGCTGGGCATGCTGGGCTTTGGTGGTGGTGGGGGTGCTATGGGCAGCATCCTCAGAAACGCCATGGGTGGTCTTGGTATTGGGGCTGGTGCCTATGGTGTCACCCAAGCAGTGGGGGCGATTAAGCAATCCGCTGACCAGGCAACCGCTTATGACCGCATGGAAGTCTCAGCCAGGAAACTGGCAGGTTCCCAAGCAGAACTGAATGCACTGCTTGAAGCCTACAATGAGGCTTCTGGTGACGCAATCAGTCAAGTCACTGCCTTGGAACAAGTTACTCGATTACAGGCCACAGGCTTTGCTGAGAGTGCTGACCAGGTTGAACGCTTCGTAAGAGGTGCGAGAGGTGCTGCCCTCTCCCTTGGCAAACCCCAAGACTTCATTGTCCAAGAGACTCAACTCGCTGTTAGCAACACCTCATTCAAGAGACTGGACCAGATTGGCCTAGGCATTGGGGAAGTTACAGACCGCATTGCAGAGTTGAGGGAAGAGAATAAGGGCTTGACCCAAGAGATGGCTTTTCAGGAAGCTGTGATTGGGTTACTGAATGAGAAGTACGGTTCCCTTTCAGACACTGTTGAAGGTCAAGCAAGCGGCAGTGAGAAGCTAACCAAATCCGTAGACGACTTGAACCTGGCCTTTGGTCAACTGGCTCAAGGTCCAGTCACTGCCTTTGGCACACTCGCATCCCTCATGTTGGAGGGTATCCGAAAGAGGGTTGAAGAGTTAACTGCTGGCATAGAAGCCTTGGGCAACGTGATGGTTTACGTTGCCAGAAACGTTCCAGGGCTTGAGGGACTTGGCAATCGCTTAACGACCAGTACAGAACGGGAGATGTGGTCTCAACCTGGGGATAGGGGTGAGCGTAGCCGCAGTCTTGGTTCCAGTCCACGCAAAGATACTGGACTGGATGAAGACCAACTTGCTGCCGCTATGGACTGGAGTGCTGCTAGGGCACAGATTCAGCGCAATGCTGACACTGCCCTCTTGGAGGAGCATCGCAGTTACACTCAGCAATATCGTAGACTTCAGGCCGACTTTCAACAGACCATTCTTCGTGAAGAGGAAGACTACAATCGCAACCGAGAGAAGCAGGAAGCCAACTTCTCTAGGGAAATGTCCAAGGTTCAGCAGGACTCTGCCAGGAGAGAGGCTAATGAAGCCAAGCAACTTGCTGACCAGTTAGCACGCATGGACCGGGATGCTGGTCGCCAAGAGGCAATGTGGGAGAGGGACCAGCAGCGTAACCTGGAGGCAATGCGTGCTGACCATGCCCGGAAGATAGCGGATATAGAGGAGGAACATTCCCTCCGCATCCAAGACGCTAGGGATGATAGCCTCAAACGCCTTGGTGAAATGCAGGTCGATTATGATGACCGAATAGCGGAAGCCAGGGAGGAAAGCACAGACCGTCTCACTGAAATGGAGACGGACTACAACAAGGAAAAAGAGAAGGCTGCTGAGGACCATGCCCTTTCTCTCTTGGAAGCTGCTGAGGAACTTGATGCTCGTGGCTGGGTGCGAGAGGAAAGGCGTTACGCCAAGGAGTTGGAGCAAGCTGAAGAGGCTCATCAGGAGCAGATTCAGGAGGAGGCTGACCGTCTCAAGGATTTCGAGACTGAAGCTGACGAGGACCACCAGAAGGCAATCACCAAAGAGCAGGAGAGGTTAGCTGAGTTTGAGCAGGAAGCGAACGAGTCTCACCAAAGGAGACTGACCCAGGAGGGTGAGGCTCTAGCCCTAAGGGAACAGCAAGAAGCTGAGTCTCTCGCCATTCGTAGGCAGGATGCCAAGGACGCTTTGGCATTACAAAAACAGGACCTGATTGATGCCCATGCTGCACAGAAGGCTGAGAACGATGCGGCTGACGCTCTGCGCCTCAGTGACATGCAAGCGGCTCACGAACTGCAACGGGAAGAGGAAGAGACTGACAGGGGTATTCGCCTAGAGCGAATGAAGAGTGACCACACTGCTCAGATGCAAGAACTGGGTAGGGCGCATGGGGAGAGAATCCAGCAGATTAAGGACCATGCCATAGAAGAGAGAACCCAGCTTGACACTGAGTTCGAGACGAGAATGGCTGCTCTTGGAATCGAGGTTGCTGGATATGCCCAAGAATATGAGAAACTAAAAAACATTGCTACTGGTCAGTTCGACCAGTTCATGATTCATGCAGCCAAGAAGCTGTATGAGGAAAGAACTGGGCAGAAAGCTCCTGCCAACCCCAACCAGGCCCAGATTGATGAGAAGAAGATAGAGAGGGCTGGATGGCAAGAACAGGCAGATGCGAATGCTGGTGACAAGACCTCAGAGGCTTACCAGTTTGCTGTTGGTAATATCAATCGTTTGGATAGGGAGATTCAACTGTTGGAACAGGGTGCCGCCCCATCAGCAAGCGCAGCTGCTGCGATGATGGGTGGTGTGGCGACTATCGCCAATACGAACAGTGTGGGGGGCAGCAACTCCTCCATCGTCATCCAGTCAGGTGCTATCCAAATCACAGCCCTCCCCGGCCAATCCCCCTCAGCCCTTGGTGATGAATTTGAGAGGAGACTCCTCTCCGTGATACAGAAGGCGAGTAGAGTGATATGAGTGATTATCGAGCCAAGCTGGGACATGGCATTGCACTGGGTTCACTGACCGTACTCAACCCACAGCCACGCTCTGCGGGTGTGCAGGCTATGGAAAGACTCTTCTCCTTGAATGGGGAGATGACAGAGTACGGTCTCTTTATTGAACTGGTCTGGGACTTCTTGGAAACTCCCGCACAGGCACAGGCTCTTTACCTTCTCTTTGGCTTCTACGGGTCACCCTCCCCCCTGGTCACTATTCACGTTCCCAGCTTCGACTACAGCTATGAACGTTATAACGGCAGGGCAATCAGACCCCAGCCTACCCACACCAACTTCTTCCCAAGGAACGTTGCGATTCTAGTAAGGGACTTGGTGCTGTTATGAGTCATGATATTCGCATGTTCGTGCATAGACCCGCTGTGGTGTGGTCTGGGCTAGTGAACGAGCCAGACCCTATCGTCTACCCTGTGGAAGATTTTGATAGCGATGGCACCATCTCTGGTGACTTTGGCAACATCAAACCAGGGATGACGGTTATGCTTGGCACTGCTCCTGGTCTTGGCGACTTGGGTAGGACGTTCGTCAGGTTTGCTGTTGAGATAAATGGCACCCTCCATGTAGGCAGAACCCCTCGTGGCAGGACGGATGGGCAGATAGACCTGATAGACAATTCCTACATAACCGTTTTGGACGACTATCGGGTGTGGGCCAAGATTCCTTGGGTCAACAGGGTTCTTGGTATCTGGCTCAAGGACGGTTACATAGGAGTTGGCAACAACGTTGCCTTCCCTCCCCCCAAAGCGAATGGGGGTGCCCCTGTTGTGGGTACGATTAGTGCTGGCGTTCTTACCACAGTCCTCTCTGGAGAGAACAGCTTCGACTTCTCTGTAGACACTGCCATGACACTCCCCTCTGCCTTTCTTTGGGACGTGAAGGACGGCAGCATTATTGGTGGACTTCCCACCGATGTGGACATTACTGTCCAGTTCCCCCCTGGCTTCCGTTGGGTTGACCTGACCGTATCCAGCTATAGCGGGTTGAAGTCTCACACCCACCACATTCCCGTCTTCGCTCGTGACCCGGCTGATGACGAGTCTTTCAGCAACTTCACAATCACCTCTCATAGCGTTCAGCAGGGTGGCTCTTCGATGACGGTGGAGTTGCATGATGACATGCCGATAGGGGAATACTATGATGGGTCAATGGTCTTGGTCTTTGATGGTGACGCCTCTGGACTAACGGACAGGAACAACATCCTTTTCTATGGCTGGATGAACACAGAGGATAACTCTTTCTCTGGGGAGGAGAGGGGGCTTGACAAGAAGACCACGATTGAACTGGTTGATGTATGCGGCAGGTTAAAGCAACTCCCCTCCTTCTCTCAGTCCCAGGAGTACGTGGCTACTCCCACCCTTTGGACACACACAAAAGTCCCCCACATGATGTACTATATCTGGTACCTCCTGCACTGGCACAGTACGGCACTTGACGTTGCAGACCTGCTCTGGACCTCACCCTACTCCATGATTTCTTTGGAGTTCAAGAACCTCACTTCTGATGCCATGGACCTCTATAACCAGGTTCACAGCATGGCGAATGCCATGACTCCAGACCACTACTTCAACTGCTCCAAGAACGGGCAGATGGTAATAGCCTTTGACCCCTTTTACTTCTTGGAACTGAGTGAGGATTTGGCCCCACCCGTTTTATGGGGCACGTTCAGTGAGGGTGATATCACCTCCCTGGACTTCTCCTACAACCCCACCCCCAGAGTGGGGCGTTTGGTAACGGGTGCCATGATAGGTGACCGCTATGGGGAAACCGCCCAGTTCACTCAGGTGCCAGGGGATGACATTTCCTGGGGACAGGGGGCGCAGGAGATGAACATAGACGGTAGGAAAGCCTGGAACACCTTTGGTCTCTATGGGTGTGAGGGTCATCGCTTTGCGAGAATGAATGCCCCCTTTGGTATGTTTACCATAGGGCTGAAGTACAACTCTGCAACCAAGGAAATAGACCCGGCCCGTTTGGGATGGTACGTTCTGTCCCTTGCTGGCTTTGACCTCCCCTATCGAGACCGTGAGTTCTACTTTGAGAAGGGGGTTGTGCATCAGGTAGACTATAATTACCGCAACGACCCAGCGGGGACCACCATCCAAATCACCATTCAATGGGAGATGGAGGTGCAGGGCTTCCCCGGTGTATTCTACGAACTGCCAGAGGACTAATGAGTACACAAGATGAACTGACCAAGGCATTCGACCAACTCTTTCTCGCCTCTGCCAAGAGGACCCTCATCCCAGCTAGACTGGGAATTCTCATTGGACCCTCCACCTACAAGATTGACCACCCTGACAGACTGGGCTACTACTTCGTTAGCCTTGGCAGTGACGGGGGTAACGGCGAGGTGATTGCCAGGGACGCTATTGGCATTGACCCCTCTATCCCTAACCAAAGGCTGGCAGTGAGGAGGGAGGGAGGGGAGCTTGTTATACGGGAAGCTCAGTACGTTTTGGGGAGTGGTGGGGGTAGTCCCACCACACTGGATGGTCTGATAGATGTTAGCACTGCTGGCGTGTCTGGGGGAGACTTTCTTGCCTATGATGGCTCTACTAGCTCTTGGTATCCATACACACCTGACCTGGGAGGGGTGATTGGCCTACATGCGCTCGATGACCCAACCTATCATACAGGGGAATTGGACCCAGACCAGTTTCCAGAAGCGTTGCTGAGGGATGGAACCAGGAGCCTGACCGGGAACCTCACGGTTGCACCAGGTATCACCATTGATGGTCATAGTATCAGTGGTCACGTAGCTGACCCCAATGCCCACCATGACGCAGCCACTGCTGGCAACGTGGGCATCACAGTCTCTGGTCAAGCAATCTCCCTCAACTTGGCCTCAGATGGTGGTCTTGAAATCTTTGGTGCTGCTAGGGTCAAGTTGCCTAGCAACTCTGGTCTTTTGCGCAGTAGCGCAGGTATTCAGATAGACCCTGATATCGCAGGGGATGGACTGGACTACGCCTCTGGTGAACTGAGCGTTGACCTTGGCACAGGGTTAGAGTTTGCTGCAGAAGCTGTGCGAGTGGATGAGGGTTACGCTTTCGCCTGGACTGGTGCCCACTCCTGGACAACAGGGGTCGCCACCTTCAACAGCATCGCTACCTTCAACAACAATATAAACTTCTCTGGGGTGAGCAGAACGATAACCGCTGCCAATACCTTGGTTGTTTCCCCCACAGGCAACCTCACCCTCTCCCCTACCACTGACCTGTTCTTGGACCCTACTGGACTCATTCTTCTGCCAAACGCACAGGAGCTAAAGACCGCCACCTATAACGACTTTGTAGCTGGCATCAAGGGACTCCAGCACAAAGACAGTGGTGGCAACGTTAGGCAGTTGACGATTGGGAAGATT